CGGCCGTTGCTCCTACAATGTGTGAAGCGGATCGAGGTTTCGAAAGACGGCGAGATCACAATTCAGACGTATATTTAAAATTATGTGCTTGAAAATACGTTACGAATGTAATATAATTTGAATCACACAAGGACAAATACCCCGGCCGACGGGCCTTAAACGCGGGCAGGTATGCGGGATGAAAGCACAAAATCGTAAAAAGCTTGCGTCAATCGCGGGGCGGGTGACACGGGAACAATGGATGCAGATACAAAAAGCAACCCGAGGAAAAGAGGACAAGGACTTTGCGGAAGCTCTCGAAATACTCGGAGATGCGCTGAAAAAAATTGAAATGAGATTTGGCAATTTAGACTAATCCGCCTGACGAGGCCCCGGCGGAGGGGGCCGAAACCTAGCGCTTGCGGGCGCGACGGTCGCGGATAATTTCTCATCGAAAGGGGATAATGAAGATGTCCAAAACCAATGTAGACCGTATTCGCTTCTATACGCGCAAAGCGAACGAGTTCAGCGCGGCCAGTTTCGATCGTTTGCGCGGACGACCGCATAAGCGCATCAACAGTTTTCGATTCGATCGGCTACTGGCCTATAAGAAAGCGTTGAACGAAAAAATGCAAGCCGTGCGGGAAATATGAGGAAACAAAACGGGAATCGTCCAAGATGATACGCGTTTCCTGTGTTATATTGGTATCGTGCAAGAGCGTCCGAAAGGGCGCTTTTCTCATTTACGCCGCGCCTCCCCAAGAGCAGCCGCGGAAAGCGGCTTTCGGCAGGGGCAAATGTCGGAAGAGGCTGCCACCTCCTTTCCCGTCGATCCCAGGCGGTAAGGCGCGGATCGGGAGCGCCTGCGGCCAGCGTCAATAATGGTCGCATCTATATGCGGGGTTGGTGTAATGGCAGCACGCTTCGCCGGGAGGCGGACGGTGGAGGTTCGAATCCTCTTCTCCGCGTTTACAGCCATGCGTTGGGGCTTTGTACCGGCGCTTCATTATGCTCAACTGTCCGCTAATTTAGGTACACTTTTCAGGGTGTCCGCTAAAATAGGGACGGTTAACCACGATGCCTTGTGGCACAAGGGATTTCGGCGAAGTGTCCGCTAATTAGAGTACACCTGCAACTGTCCGCTAAATAGAGGACGCTCTGTCCGCTAATTAGAGTACAGTGGTGTCCGCTAATTAGAGGACAGTTTGAAAAATTCCTTCATTAGAGCGACGACGCTAAAGAAAATATATAAAGAAAACTATAAAGAAATATATACCTCGCAACATTCGTCGCGAGGGAGGTTTTCGGTTTATGAAAGATTGGGCCAAAAGGTTCTATAAATCGAAAGCGTGGCGACAATGTCGTGACGCTTATTTTATATTTAGGCATGGGCTATGCGAAAGGTGCAACGGTCCGGGAAAGATTGTGCATCACAAGATTTGGCTCACGCCGGAGAATATTGGCGATCCGAAAGTCTCGCTTAACTTTGACAATCTGGAGTTGCTTTGCCAAGACTGCCACAACCGAGAGCACCACGGTAGCGGCGCATTGGGGGATGGATTGATGTTTGATGAGCAAGGAAATTTGGTGGAGGGGTGAAAGGATGATGTCTTGTGAACACAAGTTTGTTTACATGGAAACAGCACGGCAAACGGGTTCACGTCCTTCTTGGGGAATTTCATCTGGCCAGCAATGGAAGCGCGTTGATCGTTTCTTTTGCGAGAAATGCCTAGAGCAAAAGGAGATTGTGAAAACAGCTGAAGGTTGGGAAGAAAAACCGGATTGGTGGGACTGACGGTGGCTGAAAAGCGGACCGGAACGCTTTAGTCGGGTAAAGCGACACCCCCCCCGGGTCTTCAACTGACTAAAGCGATTTAGGGACCGGTGCGCCCACATTCAAAGAACACACAGGACACGCGCATGACCCCCCTACCCGAATCGAGGTGAAAAATCGTGGACATCGACGAACAAAAAAAGATAGCGGAAAAGCAGAAGAAAGTGAAAAAACGGAGAATTTCCCAAGAAGAAAAAAGACTTCGCGGAATATACAAGGACTTGCCCGCAGAACTCGCCGGTGTCGCTGATGGCCTCATTCGGCGAGCGGCGTACATGCGTGTTACGCTTGAAGATTATGAGCAAGACCTGGATGAGAAGGGGTATGTCGAATTATTCAGCCAGTCCGAGAAGACAGAGCCTTACGAGCGTGAGCGTCCGGTTGCTCGCCTTTACAACACGATGAATAAAAATTATCAGAGCATCATAAAGCAGCTCGCCGACATGCTGCCGAAGCCCGAATCGGATGACGACGGCGTCCGGAAGGATGATGGATTCGACGAATTCGTGATGAACCGATGAGCGCGCTTCGCAAGCAGTACCCGCTCGCATACAATCCGATCCTTGAATATTGGGCGCAGATCGAAAGCGGCAAGGTCGTCGTCGGTGACAAGGTGCGCCGAATCTACCGCAAGCTCGCGGCCGATGTTTACGACACTTCTGGCGAGTACGTCTATGACGCCAAGCGGGCAAATCATGCGATCGAGTTCATCGAGAATTTTTGCAAACATTCGAAGGGCAAATGGGGCGGCAAGCCGATCGACCTAGAGCTTTGGCAAAAAGCTTTCCTTGCCGCCACATTCGGCTTTGTTCATGATATAGATGGCACGCGCAAGTACCGGGAAGTGTTCCTGGTTGTCGCCCGGAAAAACGGCAAGTCGACGCTTGCCTCCGGCATCGGCTTGTATCTGCAGATCGCGGACAATGAGCCAGGCGCCGAAGTGTATGCGGTGGCGACCAAGAAGGATCAGGCGAAGCTTGTCTGGCTCGAAGCAAAGCGGATGGTCAAGAAGTCGCCCGTCCTGCTCCGCCGGATCAAGCCGCTTGTCTCCGAAATGGTGTCGGATTGGAACGACAGCACATTCAAGCCGCTTGGTTCCGACTCGGATACGCTCGATGGTCTAAACGTGCATGGCGCGATGATGGATGAGATTCATGCCTGGAAGGACAAAAACCTGTATGACGTCATCGTCGATGGCACAAGTTCGCGCGAGCAGCCGTTGATCGTGATGATTACGACGGCCGGAACGGTGCGTGAATCCGTCTATGACATGAAGTATGACGAGGCTGAAATGCTGCTGAATGGCCTCGACGATCCCGATGGATATAAGGACGACCGCTTCCTGCCGATCATTTATGAGTTGGACAACCGGCTCGAATGGACGGACCCGGCTTGCTGGTCGAAGGCAAACCCAGGACTTGGGACGATCAAAAGCGTCGACCAGTTGCAGACGAAGGTCAATAAGGCGAAAGCCAACCCGATACTGGTCAAGAACCTGCTGACGAAGGATTTCAATGTTCGGGAAACGGATGCGGATGCATGGCTCTCGTTCGAGGAAATCAACAACCCGGAAACCTACGACATGGAGGAAATCTGGGATTGCTATGCTGTGGGCGGCGCCGATTTGTCCGCCACGACGGACCTTTCCTGCGCAACGCTGCTCCTGATGAAACCGGGGAGCGATAAGAAATATGTGCTGCAGCAATATTTCCTCCCGGCTGAGTTGGTTGAGCAACGGGTTCAAGAGGACAAAATCCCTTACGACATATGGGCGGAGCGCGGGCTACTGACGCTATGCGAGGGGAACAAGGTCAATTATAGCGACGTGACGGCTTGGTTCAAGCGGATGATGGAAGAATACCGCATTTATCCGGTATGGGTCGGCTACGATCCTTGGAATTCGCAATATTGGATCGATGAAATGCAAGGGCATGGCTTCCAGATGGAGATTGTCCGCCAAGGCCCGCAAACGCTCAGCCAGCCGATGAAAGAGATGGGCGCGGATTTGGGCGCAAAGCGAATCAATTACAATAACAACCCGATCCTAAAATGGTGCCTCACAAACACCGTGGTAGAGCGGGATAAAAACGACAATATCCGGCCCATCAAGGGGAAAAACCAGAGACGGCGCATTGACGGCGCTGTCTCTTTGCTTATCGCCTACACGGTGATGTTCAACCACATGGAAGATTACCAAGCGCTGATTTAAGGGGGGTGATGATTTGCAGAGACGATCCATGTTCCAGATGATCTTCGGCCGCCGGCCGCAGGAACCGAAAGTGCAAACGCAACTGCGAATGCTCAACGGCTACGCCCCGGTGTTCACCTCGTTTTCCGGCGATCCATACGACAGCGACGTGGTTCGGTCCGCGGTCGATGCCATCGCCCGCAACGCCGCAAAGCTGAAAGCGAAGCATATTCGCCGGGTGGGTGGCCGCGTGCAGGAAACCGGCTCCGACATCGAACGGTTGTTGAGTCAGCGCCCGAACCCATATATGGACGCCTATACTTTTCTGTATAAGGTGGTCACGCAACTCTACCTCCAGAACAACGCATTCGTGTTCATCGACGTCGACCGGGTAGCGCGAAAGGTTCGCGGCTTCTACCCGCTGAATGCGGCGACGGTCGAATTTCTGGAATACGAGGGCAACATCTTCGGCAAGTTCAATTTTCTCGGCGGACAAAGCGTCGTGCTGCCCTATGAGGACTTGATCCACCTTCGCCGGTTCTTTTACAAAAACGACTTGTACGGCGAGCCGTCCGACCGGGCGCTGAATCCTACTCTGCAACTCATCCGAACGACCGACGAGGGCATCGCCAACGCCGTGAAGTCTTCGGCTTTTCTTCGCGGCATTTTGAAATTCACAACCATGCTCAAACCTGATGATATGAAGGCGCAGCGGGATATGTTCGTCAAGGATTATCTGGACATCACGAACAACGGCGGCGTGGCAGCAACCGACGCAAAGGCGGATTATGTTCCGCTGAACAATGAGCCGAAGATCGTCACCGACCGCCAAATGAAGGTGATTCAGGACAAAGTCTATTCGTACTTCGGCGTCAACGAAAAGATCATCCGCTCCAACTATACCGAGGACGAATGGAACGCCTTCTATGAATCGACCATCGAACCGCTCGCGATCCAGATGAGCCTCGAATTCACATCGAAACTGTTCACGGATTCGGAGCGCCAGCGCGGCAACGAAATCATCTTCGAGGCCAACCGTCTGCAATATGCTTCGACGAAAACCAAACTTGAAGTTATCAATACGCTTGTTGACCGCGGCATGATGTCGATCAATCAAGGCCTGGAGATGTTCAATCTTCCCCCCATTGAAGGCGGGGACAAGCGCATCATATCTTTGAATTTCGTCGACGCAGACAAAGCCAATGAATACCAACTCGGAAAAAAGGATGGTGAATCGAGTGAGCCAAATCAAGAAGGAACACCGCCTGATGGAAGTTCGAGCGGTGCAGAACCCGCCGAATGACGAAATGATCGTCGAAGGCTATGCAATCCGATTCAACGAGCCGGCCGTGTTCGATGTTTTCGGTGAGCAATACCGGGAGATCATCGATTCACGCGCCCTTGACGGTGCGGATATGCAAGATGTTCCGTTCAAGTACAACCACAGCGACAGCGTTATGATCATGGCGCGAACCCGAAACAAGACCCTCCAGCTCACTCGAGATGAAAAGGGTCTTTTTATTCGGGCGACGCTCGCCGACACGACAGCCGGACGCGATCTATATACGCTCATCAGGCGCGGGGACATTGACAAGATGTCTTTTGCTTTCTCGGTCGACTACGACAACAATGGCGAGGAATATGACCGCAAAACCCGCACGCGCATAATTAAGCGCATTAAGAAAATTTGGGACGTCGCCGCGGTGGATACCCCGGCTTACAATAGCACGTCTATTTCGGCACGCAGTTTCTTCGAACTGGAGAGAGAGAAGGAACGAAGGGCGCTGGAGAGCGCGAGGCGGCTGGAATTGGAATGCAAACTCCGAAATCTCAAATCCACTTATTGAGGTGAAAACGAAAATGAACAAAGAGCAAATCCTGAAACGTTTGAAGGAAATCGAAGACCGCGCGAAGGCTATCGCCACGGAAATGCGCGCGGAAGGCGCAGACATTGAAAAGCTGGCCGGAGAAGTGGAAACCCTCACGGCTGAGAAGCGCAGCTTGGAGGCGCAACTGAAAATCATCGCCATCCAAGAAGGCGACCCGGAAGCACGCAGTTTGGGCGCGTTCAACTTCCAAGCGCCGCAACCGCAGCAACGCAACTTCGAATCCATGACCAAAGACGAAATTCTGGCCGCGCCGGAATACCGCAGCGCGTATCTGAAACGTCTGCAAGGCCGCGACCTGACGGAAACCGAACAGCGCGCCCTGACCACGGCCGCAAACAGCGCCGGCGCCGCCGTGCCGACGACGACGCTGAACATGATCATCGATAAGCTGCGCCAAACGTCTGCGCTGTTTCCGCGTATTAATGTCTCGTATGTGCCGGGCAACCTGTCGCTGGTCGTGGCGAACGCGAAGAACGCTGCCGCATGGAAAACGGAAGGTTTCGACGGCACACCGGCCGATGACACGGTTATCAACGTGGACTTGGCCGGTTACGAGCTAATCAAACTGGTCGAAATTTCCGCCGCCGCGCAAGCGATGACGATTGACGCATTCGAGGCATACATCGCTGCGGAAATCGGCCGGCAAATGGCGATCGCGGTCGAAAACGCGATCCTCAACGGCACCGGCTCCGGGCAACCGACGGGCATCCTGACCGGCATTACGTGGGACGCGAACAATTCCACGACCTGGGCGAACGGGACGGCAATCGGGTATGACAATCTGGTCGATGGTCTCGCCTTGCTGCCGACCATGTACCACAACAACGCCGTGTTCGTCATGAACCGCAAAATGCTGTTCGGCGGCGTGCGCAAGATCAAAGACGACATGAAAATGCCGATTTTCGTTTACAATGCGCAGGATGCAGCCCGGAACTCGATCTTGGGCTATCCGGTCATTGTTGATGACTATATGCCGGATAATACTATTTTGCTCGGTGACTTCTCATACTACTACATGAATTTCGCCCAAGCGCCGCAAATCGAATCGTCTCGGGAAGCCGGATTTAAGAGCGGCAAGATCACATATCGTGGCCTTGCGGTTGCCGACGGCAAGCCGGCGCTGGCCGAGGCGTTCGTGAAAATCAGCGAAGCCACGTCCTGATGAGGTGAAAGTCTATGGCGCTGTTGGATGACGCAAAACTGGCGCTGCGAATCTCCAGCAGCGCCTTTGATTCTGAAATCAGTGACCTGATCGATGCAGCCAAGGCGGACCTGCAACTTTCCGGGGTGGATGAAACCAAACTCATAGACACCGACCCACTCATTAAGCGCGCCGTGATGACCTACGTCAAGGCGAATTTCGGCTTCGATAATCCGGACGCCGATCGGCTATGCGCCGCCTATGATATGCTCAAGGCGCATTTGACGCTTTCGGTGGAGTACACGCTATCGGGTGATGCCTCATGATGTGGCGCGAAGTTGTTAAGCTCTTGGCCATCATCATAGAGACAAACGAATATAATGAGCAAATCGAGACTTATGTCGAGCGCGAAGTGTTTGCAAACAAAAAATCGGTCCGCCAAAGCGAATTTTATCAAGCATTAGCCGCAGGAATGAAACCTGAACTGATGTTTGAGATTCGTTCGGTTGATTACAATGGCGAGATACGTCTCAAGTATGCTGACAAAATCTATGACATCACTCGCACTTTTGATCGTAATGGTGAGGTTGTCGAATTGATCTGCTCGCTAATGAGGTGATGGAATGGCGAGACGATCGGATATTATCGGCATGGACGAATTGGAACGCACGTTTCAAAGGCTCGGCAAAGTCCCTCAGACCGTCGCCACGAAGTCGGCCCGCGCCGGCGCGACGATCGCGCACAGGGCGGCAAAAGTAAATGCGCCTGAGGATACTGGAGCACTCAAGAGCGGCATTATCCTTAAGCGAGAGCGTCGAACGAAGCTCGGAAAAGCAGTTTACGACGTCGAGATGGACCCGGCCATGAATGATATTTTCGTAAAGATTTCGAAGGGTGGCGAGCGATCCTATTACCCGGCGTCTCAGGAGTACGGCTTTCTGACTGTCAATGGCGGATACGTTCCGGGCTACCATTTTTTGCGCAGGGCAATCACAGAACACACCGCCGAGATCGAGCGCAAGATCATGGACGTGACGGCTCAGGAAGTCGAAAAAGCGTTGCGGAAGGGATGATATTTGGTGGCTGGATTGGAAGTAACCGTGAAAATCGCAGATACGGAAATGTTTCACAACATGCTTCAACTGTTCATGGAGATCGCAAACGATGAAGATGTTCCCGAAGCAAAACGACGGTATATAGTCGATCGATTGCTTGAAATTGGAGCGATCAAGGAATGAATTTCGAACCAGCATTGGCGCAGGAACTGAAGTCCATAATGGCGCTCGATGGTCGCGTGTATCCCCTCACCGCGCCCGAGACGGCGTTCGATTTGAACAAACCATATCTCATCTATGGCAGCAGCGAAGGGCTGCGGACGAAGGAGATCAGCAGTGGGTACCAATCCGGAAAGATGGTCAGTGGCGAACTCAATGTCATCGCGCCGCGCTATGCCGACATGAAGTCGATTACCGCCGAGGTCATCGATTTACTTGTCGGCATGGAGCGGCGGACGATTGGCTCCAGCGGACCGTTTATTCAGGAATTGACCTATGAGGAGCCGGTTGAGCTTTATGAGGATCAGCCGAAGCTTTATCGGTGTGTCATCGATTTCGAAGTTTATTTCTAATTAGGAAGGGTGAAGCAAATGTCCAGACGTTCCGTTGGCACGAAACTCATGATTGGCTTGAATGCTGTCGCTGGGCTGACATCGATCGGCGCTCCGCCGAAAACTGCGGATACGCTCGATACGACGACGCTTGACAGCGACGGCGGGTACCGCACGTTTACTGGCGGTTTCAAGGATGGCGGCGAGGTGAGCATCTCGGGCTATTTTGAACCGGGTGACGCTGGTCAGCTTGCTCTCGATGCCGCTTTTGAGTCGGGCGATGAGACGGACTTCCAAATCCTCTTTCCGGCTGAATTCGGCGCATCGTGGCAATTCCGCGGCGTCGTTACAGGTTTTACGGGTGGCAATGCGGATTTGGAAGAACTTCTAGCCTTTGAAGCGACGATCAAGGTCAGCGGCAAGCCAGTGCTGGTGACACAACCAAGTGCCGGTCTTTCCGGGCTGTCTCTCTCCGGTACGGGTGGTATTCTCTCGCCAGCCTTTTCGAGCGACGAGCATTATTATATCTTCGACGGCGTAACGGCTGGCAGCGTGACGGTCACGGCGACTGGAGCAGGGCAGACGATCAAACTGTACGTGGATGGCGATTTCCAAGAAAACCTGATAAGCGGTCAGCCGTCAAGCGCAATTCCGTTCGTTGCGGCTGGCAGCCGAAAGCTGACCATCGTCGCCAACGAGGAAGGTAAGGCCCCGGTTACCTATGAGGTAATCGTCGTCAAAACCGCATAATCATGAACCAAGAAGGCCCGGGGCATCGCGCTCCGGGCTATTTTGTAAGGAGTGAAAATCATGAATAACGATGTCGTCATCATCAATCTGGACCGGCCGCGGGAGCTGAGATATGGACATAAGGCACTCAAAACGCTCGTTGCATTGACCGGAAAGTCGCTCGAAGAAATCGAAGCTGCCGGATTTGACGACTTTGAACTCGTTGAGAAACTGGTATATTGCGGTCTTTTGTCTGACGCACAAAAACGTGGAGAGCAGCTCGAACTCGAACAAATGGAAGAACTCCTTGACTGCGCTCCGAATTACAAACATATCATCGAAACCGTAAAATCGGCATTCGCTGCGGCGTTCGGGGTTGATCCAGAAGGTGACGTGGGAAACCAGCCGCAGCCGGCGTCCGAACTGGCCGGCAAAAATTCGACTTCGAAGAAAGCCTAAAGGTGGCTTTACGATGCGGCGTGAGCGTCGCTGAATTTGGCGAACTGACTCCGCATGAATTGATGCTGGTTTTGGACGCTCACAACGAGCGCTTACAACATCAGCGCGAGGATATGCTGACGCAGGCTTGGCTCACAGCGAGTTGGCAGCGCGCCCGACGCATGCCGGCGCTCCGGCAAGTTCTCGAACAGTCACGCCCGCGGCATACGAAGCCGCAGACACCCGAGCAAATTCTGACGGTCGTGAAACACCTGCAAGCGAAGTATGAGATGGAGGAGGGGTAATCGATGGCCGTCGTCAAGAACCTCATGATCCGGATCGGCGCGGATTACTCGGCCGCACGCCAAGGCATGCAGGGCGCGACCCGTGAATTGACCAATTTCAAGCGCAATACGAGCAGAACCGTCTCCGAAATTCGCGGCCGTCGTGGTCTTGGCGGCATCGGGGACGAACTTAAGTCGCTCGGTTCGACGGTCACCGAATCCCTCTCCCAAATCAGCAGCGCGAGGGGCGTTGAAGGCGTTACCCGGTCGCTCGGCGCAATGACACCAGTGCTAGGGTCTGCGGTCGCTGGTCTCCGCGGGCTTGCGGTAGCTGCTGGCGGGGCAGGGTCGGCTCTTGGGCCGCTAGGGATTGGGCTTGGTGCGCTTGTCGGCGTGTTGGCTCTGGTGACTGCCGGAATTGCGAAGGCAAGCCAACCAGCCGTGAAGTTCGAGGCTGATCTCGGACGGCTTAATATGCAACTCAAGGGCAGCACTCGCGAGTTCATGGATTGGGCGCGGGCACAAGGTCTGGCGAAGACCACTTCCGTCGAAATGGGCGCGACATATGCGACCTTGCTGTCTTCTTTTATAAGCAATAACCGTGAACTCGCAAACCAAACCAAGAACCTCGTTCAGACGACGCGCGTTGTAGCATCCGCGACTGGCCGCACGATCGACGACGTTACTGAGCGCATTCGCTCTGGCTTGCTTGGTAATACCGAGGCTATTGAAGACCTTGGCGTGTTCGTCAATGTCTCTATGATCGAATCGACTAAAGCATTCCAGAAGTTCGCAAACGGCAAGCATTGGGACCAACTCGATTTTAGGACGCAACAGCAAATCCGCCTCCAGGCGATCCTTGAGCAAGCCTATGCGAGGTATGGGGGCGAGCTTCAAAACACCGTAATGACGAAGCAGACGTTGCTAATTGAGCAACTCAAAGATATAAAGTTAAATCTTTCTCAGGCTTTCCTTCCGATTTGGGATGCCATTCTGCCCGCCCTTACCAAACTGGCGGAAGGGGTTGCCTATGTAACCGAACAGATCGCCAGATTCGTATATTGGCTCCGCGGGTGGAATTATGACGAGCAAACGAAGGGTACTGATAAACAGACAGAGGCCGTCGACAATCAAAGTCAGGCATATAACAATCTCGCCTCGTCCGCCAAGAAAGCCCGCGGCGAGCTGGCCGCATTCGACCAACTCAACCTGCTTGGAGACAATAACGACGGTCTTGGCGGTGGAGGCGGATCGGGGTCCGGTTTACCCGGCCCAGGTGGCTCTCCTTCCGGTTCTGGAGGGGGCGGCGGACCGTCAGGAATCCCGCCGCTTCCGCCAGAGTTGACAAAGCGGTACCGCATTGAATTCGATCCGCCGAATCCGCCGGATGCCGGCATTGGGGCTGTGGCGACGGCTGTGGTGGGCACCGTTGATACGATGGTCGCCAATGTCAAGGCCAAACTGGCGCAAATGTGGAGCGATCTCCAAGGGCAGACGCAAGCAGGCGTGGCCGCGCAACTCGCGGAGTGGGGCGTATTGGTTTCTGGACTTTCGGGTACGCTGGTTCCAGCTTTGACGGGCACGATCGTCCTGGATTGGTCCGTCATGTGGAAAAATCTGTTGGAGCAGACCAATGCAAGCGCACCGGCTCTGCAAACGGTTGTCGCCACTTATTTCAATGCGATTCAAACCGGCATTGCGTCGGTTGCCGCGCAAATCCGTACAGATTGGCAGTCGATGCTCAATGGTCTTTATGCCGACGTGGTAGCACTTCAACCGTCCATCAGTACTGAATGGGCGAAGATCAAGAATGCCGTATCGAGCGTAATAAACCCATTGAATCAAGTGGGCCAAGTATGGAATGCGACGCTCAATGGATTGCAAAATCAGCTCGCTACCATCGGACCGAATCTTGAGAAAGGTTGGGGACTGGTAGGGACGGCCATTCGCAACCTAAAGAATCCGCTTGCTGAGGTAACGACATCTTGGTCAAACTCGCTTGCCAGCATGTACGGTACAGCCGTCGAAAAGTTGAGCGGGATTATCGACAAAATCTATGGCGTTATTGACGCTTGGTCGAACCTGAAAGAGGTTTTGACCGGCGTCGCGGTCCAATTAAAAGGCTCCGGTTCTGACCTTTTGGATGCGACAAAATCATGGGCCTCCGACTTCTGGAATAGCATTTCCTCGGCATTCAGCCCGCAAATGTTGCAAAAGGATTGGGAGACGATCCAAAAGGAAGCGAACAAGCCGGAGAATAAGGCTGCGTTTGACATCCTTAGTTGGCTCGCCGGTGGCGGAGCGCTCGCCGGTGCTGGCAAGGCCGCGCAGGCGTCCGGCTGGATCGAAAAGCTGCTCCAGAGCCTCAAGAGCGCCGGTATATCTGTACCGGCCTTTGCTTCCGGAGCCATTGTACATGGTCCGACGCTTGCCATGGTTGGCGACAATCCCGGCGCGCGGACAAATCCGGAGGTCATCGCGCCGTTATCGGACCTTGAAGACATCATGTCTGGCGGCGGAAATGGAGAGACGGTTGCCGTCCTGCGCCAAATTCTTGCCGCTATCCAATCCGGGCGCAACGTCCAGGTTACGATCTCCCGGGATGAAGTCGGTCATGCGGCGGCCACTTGGATCGACGAAGAGTACCGCCGTGGGCGGAATCCGATTTCGTCGTTGTAAGGAGGTGCTGGAGAGTGTATCTCGCCATCAATGGTAATGAAATCCCTGTATACCCCAATAAATTTCAAGTGTCGGTCATGGACCTCGATGACGCGGAATCGACCATGCGGACGGCGGACGGGACGCTTAGCCGAGACAGAATTGCCGTCAAGCGGCAGATAGAAATGTCGTGGCCGGCCATAAGGTGGGAGCAGCTCTCGGCACTCCTATCGATGATGGCTGACGAATTCTTTCAATTCACATATCCCGATCCGATGTCCGGTCAGCAGGAGACGCGAACGATGTATGTTGGCAATCGACAGGCTCCATTAGCGATTCAGAAAAACGGGGTTTACTGGTGGCAGGACCTCCAGCTGACCCTTACGGAGCAGTGAGGCTCTATGTACCCTATCTCTCAAGTATTCTCCGACCGGCTGCAACGCCGGGATCGGATTTGGTTCCTGAAAGTCGACATCGCTGGAACCGAATTTGGCCCCGATGTGGTGGTCGATTTTTCTATTGACGGCAGTTTGGCCGAGAGCAGCAACGATTTCACGATCGGCACTGTGATTCCTTCCAAATTGACGCTTCGGCTGAGAACCAACGAGGTCATTCCGCCGAATGCCCGTGTCGTGCCTTATGTCGCACTTTCGACGGCCGGAGTTACTTGGGACGAGGCTGATTTTCCTTGGGATGAAGCTGATTTCTCTTGGGACGGAAGTTCGGGAACGGATTGGCTTCCTCTTGGCGAATTCTTTGTTGATTCGCGCGAGAAGGTAAATAACCTTTGGGTGTTCACATGCTACGATAAGCTGGTACAAGCGAATGCCCCGTATATTTCGTCTTTAACCTATCCGGCAACGATGCAAGCGGTCTGGAACGAAATCTGTACGCAGCTTGGTTACAGTTTTGATAGCAGCGTGCAGATTAATCCGGCATACCAAATTGCCGTTGCGCCGACCGGGTATACCTATCGTCAAATGATGGGGTACATCGCCGCGGCGAATGCGGCCAGCGTATTCGTCGGAAAAGATGGAACGATCAAGTTTAAGCGGTTCGCCGCGGCGGATATGCCGGTTTTCAACATGACTCCGACAGATTACATCAGGGTCCGCCAGACCAACCCGGTCAAGTCGTATACGCGGATCGTTGTTACTTACGACACGGAGCAGCAGCTTACCTACGAGGCTGGAACCGGCGACGACGCGCATACGCTCAAACTGGAAAACCCGTTCGTGACACAGCAGATGGTCAATGACATGCTCGCCGTTATGAACGGGTTTTCGTACCAGCCGATGGAGATGGATGCCCGCGGCTATCCGCAATTCGAACTCGGCGATGTGCTTACGTTTGACCAACAGGTAAGCACCAGATGGAACGAGACGGCCACGCCGTGGGACGAGACGGAGATGACCTGGGACGGGTTTATCTCGTTTCAGACGATCATCCTGCACCAGACTTACACGTTCCGCGGCGGGCTGTCGATGAGCATAGACGCACCGTCGAAGTCGGATCAACAGAGCGAGTTCCAGGTTGAGGGCACTATCACGGGCCAGATCAACAAACTCAATCAGACAGCGGTCAAGTTGTCCAGAAATTACTTCGGCGTGACGATTACGCGGGAGGACGGGCTGGTCATTGAGCGTGATGATCATGCCAGCAAAGCCGTTTTCAATTCCGACGAATTGACGTTCTATAAGGGCACCCAAAAGGCACTTTGGTTCGACTTGCCGTCCAACTCCTATAAATTTACCGGTGTCATCGAGGCCAGCAGTTTCATTGGCGGCAACATCACGATCGGCAGCGGTAACAACGTCTTCAAGGCAGACGCAAACGGGATATACCTTGGAAGTGCCTCATTCGGCTCCGCGCCATTCCGTGTCAACATGGCCGGCCTAATGGTTGCTCAAGGCGGCCAGTTCAGCGGAACGATAACGGCATCGAGCTTCTTTGGCGGCACGATTACTGGAGCGCTCATACAGACGTCGGCAAGTGATCCGCGGGCGTTTTTGTCGTCTACTGATGCGACTATTGGATATGAATTCAATTCGAGCCGAAAGCTATTGATTGGTCCAGGAAGCGGAGGAAACCCGATTCTCGCTTTCGGAGATGGTTCCAACGTAACGGCATTTTCGCAATTAGGAGCGGATTTCAGAATGGAGAGTACAGGTGCAATCCACGTAGAGACCAATGGTGCAGGGTTTTATGTTGACGGGGTTCGCATAGGATGACAGCAAATAATTAACTGTTGTACAATGGTGAAAAATACCATTGTAGAGGTGGGAAAAGCCATGAAAAGACTTATCGTTGGTGTTCTCATCGGTTTCTTGCTGTCGTTCTCTACATCCGTCTATGCCGATATTAAAAGCTTAATCGGACGGACCGTAGAAGGAGAATTTCCTATTACCGTTAATGGGCAGAGGTTGGATGAGAAAGCGGCTGTCATCGATGGAAAAAGCTATTTGCCGGTTCGAGCAATAGCAGAGGCCGAAAATCAAGACGCTTACTTCAATGCCGATCTTGGAATCGTGCTTGTGGACAAGGGGGGAGTGTCGGTGCCACCAATTGATCAAGAAGGTTCGCTTACTGATGTAGATTCCATTGAGGCGCAGATCACAGCCATTAATCAACAAATAAATGATATAGATTCAAGAATTAAGGACTTGGAAAATAGCAAAAAGACACTGCAAGGTGCCGCCAACCTACTTAAAACTGGAGAACCGGATTTTTCTTCGTTTGATACGAAAATAAATGAATTAAATGCAGAAAAAGCCGATCTTGAGACTCAAAGGGCTGCGCTTGAGCAGCAGAAGGCGGATTCCGAATCACAATGAAAGGCCTCAAAGTCCTGATCGGAATAGTCGTTATAGCCGCTGGAATTTATTTCGGAGTCAAACTGAGCGATCCGCAGAAAATAGAATTTCCTGATTTCAAGATAAGGGATCAATATACAGTATCCCAATTAGTTGTGGAAAAACCGATTTTCGGATCAATTACCGCGGCTACGGATGTGACCGTGAATAAGGATGCAGACTGGCCTCTATATGTCATTGCTGTTTTCTATGGAGATAACAATAAGCGTCTGGCGGTCGCAAAGGGCGAAATAAATGGACAGCTTTACAAAGGCGACACCACAACGGTAAAGCTTAAATTCGACAATAGTGCTGAACTAAAGGACATAAAAAACGTACGAATGGAGATCAGGCCAGTAACACCACTTGAAACTTTGCAGGAACTAGCCGAAACACTCAAGGAAATGCCTATAAACAAATTACCGTAAAAGCCTGCCTATATGGCACGGCTTTTTATTTTGCCGAAAGGAGCAGTCCAATGGCTAAGATCAAGCCAGTCATCCAAATCGAGATTGACCCGACGCACCCCGTCCCGGAAATATGCCAAGTCATCATGGCTGTGATGCCCTTCCATCCGGGGCAGGATGAGGCGATCCTGCGCGGGGTGAAGGAAGCGGTGGAGAAGCGGCTCGAACAATTGAGAGGAGGCACGCAAAACGATGGCAAACAGGTACGCTAATCTGATTGGCAGCAATAAGATCAAGGACGAGTACACAAAGATCAACACTGGTTTCGATGGCGTCCAATCGGATATGGATGCAACGAACCAGAAGATCGACAACCATATCGGCAGCGGCGGCACGGCGCATGCAACAGCAACAGGGAGTGCCGCGGGATTTATGTCTGCCGGGGATAAAACTAAACTCGACGGCATCGAAGCCGGGGCCGAAGTCAACCAGAACGCCTTTACTCAAGTCAACGATGTGCCTGCCGGGACGCCGGAGGATATGCTCACGGTCGAGGGCGGTACAGGGATCGTCGTTACGACAAACCCGGCGGCGAAGAAAGTCATCATCACCGCTACTGGGGAGGCTACACCGGCGCCGCACGGCAGCAGCCATACGTCGGACGGGAGCGACCCTATTCCGAATGCGACGACGACGCGCAGTGGGCTTATGAGTGCAGCGGATAAGACGAAGCTGGATAGTATTCCAAATGATATTCAAAGTCAATTAGATGGGCTGTCTGCGGACGTCTCAACAGTCCAGAACGATCTTGCAACCCACGAAGCCGATTATAAATCGCACGTACCCTACGCCACCGCCACCGGCTCCGCCAACGCCTATGCGGTCACGCTCAACCCGGCTCCTACGGCTTACGTGGAAGGCATGGCGCTGTCTGTGAAGATCAACGCCGACAACACTGGCGCGGCTACGATCAACGTAAACGGCCTGGGAGCCAAAGCGATCAAGAAAGCAAACGGCAGCGACGTATCGGCGGGCGGTCTGAAAGCCGGCGGCGTATATACGCTGCGGTACGACGGCTCGGCTTTTATCTTACAGGGTGAGGGGAGGGATGACATACCCGCAAGCGATATACGCGCAGGAGCCGTATATGATGGGATTGTTGGAACCTATACAAGTGATGCTACGGCCACTGCGGCGGACATCCAGCAGGGGCTGGTGGCCTACGCGAATGGTCAGAGGTTGGTAGGTACGAGTACAAGAAAGCGGTGGGCGACGGGGACGCTGAATGGAAGTCTAAATTCAAACCTGACTTTTAATATTT